ATTATGTGTTGCGTAATTGTACTCTGAGTGATATAGTTAATTCTATGAAGCGTAAATATGTAAGTATGGCTTGTGCTTCGAGCGCGGTCATAGCAGTTATTTATGCTTGTGCTTATATGTACAAGAGTTACAACTCATTTAAACAACAAGCAAATTTGGAGCCTGTTACACTTGAGCAGATTGAGAAGAGAGATGCTGAAGAATCGCCTTGGACTAAAGTTACACAACGTTCTTTACCAGTGTCTGAAGTTAGTTTAACAACAGCCACTGATGATTTATTGAAAGTAGTTTCTCGTAATTTGGTTTATGGTTCTGTGGTTGCAGGAGATAAAGTTATGATGGTTAACGGATTATATCTTAAGTCAAATGTTGTAATTATACCAAGTCATTATTTTACTGAACGTAGCTTAGTTGTTACTTTCAGGAAAAACAATCCACAATCATGTGGTGGTAAATTTACAACTACTTTGGCTAAGAGTACATCTTTTCGTATACCTAATACTGATTTTATGCTTTGTTATACACCAAATGGCGGTTCATTTCGGGATTTGACACGTTGGTTTCCATTAACCAATATGCCGGCCTCGCAATTTACAGCACTTTGGAGATCAAAGGATGGTGAGAATATGAATATTTATGGTCTCACCAGTCCTTGTATGACGAGTAATGGTGTTTGCAAATTTGCTGGTGGTGTTTACGCTAATTTATCTATAGATACTTTTAAAGGTATGTGTGGTGCTACTTTGGTTTCACATGGTAAAGCTGCTTCTATTATTGGATTACATTTGGGCGGTCGTACTGGTACGAAGAAAGGTTGTTATGGTTGTATTACACAATCACAAATTGCAACCGCTTTGACTAGATTGCGTCACATGGAATCTGTGATGATAACTGGTTCGGCTGAACAATTTGAGAAGCAGGTATTATCTGTAGATGTGTTAACTGAGCAGCCATTGCATCCCAAATCAGCTGTCAATTATATGCCACATGATTCACAGGTTGAGTATTTAGGATCCTGTATTGGACGTGCAGCATCGGTAACAAGTGTACAAGTTACACCTATTAGTGAAATAGTTACTGAAGTTACAGGCGTTGCCAATAAATGGGGACCACCTAAATTTAAGCCTGATTGGTTTGGTTGGCAGGAATGTTTATCTAATTTGTCTAACCCAGCTAAACCTTATGATCATAATTTACTTAATATTTGTATTGGTGATTATAAGGAGCCACTGATTAGATTGGCCAAATCGAAAATGTGGAACGATATGCGTCCATTAACAAATTTGGAAAATTGCTGTGGAATACCGGGAAAGAAATTTGTTGACGCGATTCAATTAGATACATCTATTGGATATCCTTTAACAGGGCCTAAGCGTAATTACATAGTTAAATTGGAACCCATGGATGATTATTCAGAACCATGGAAGTTTAATGATCTCATAATGAAGGAAATAAATAGATGTGAGGATTGTTATTTGAATGGTCAAAGAGCTTACTGTATAGCTAAAGCATGTAAGAAGGATGAAGTTTTGGCAAAAGATAAATGCCGTATATTTTATAGTTATCCGATAGCTTTAACATTTTTGATTCGTAAGTATTATTTGCCTTTAATTCGATTTTTACAAATGAACCCTTTATTGAGTGAGTGTGCTGTAGGTATTAATAGTCATGGACCTGAATGGGATCAATTTCACAAATTTGTAACACACTTTGGTACAGATAGAATCATTGGTGGTGATTATGGTAAGTATGATCAAAAGATTCCTTCACAATTATTATTAGCGTCATTACGAATATTATTGGATATAGCCAAGGTTTGTGATTATAAAGCAGATGACTTGAAAATCATGGAAGCTATGGCTGGTGATATAGTTTATGCTGTAATTGCGTTTAATGGTGATTTAATTGGTTTAACAGAGG